TGATACATACTGTCGGTTTGTATTAAGCGTATCATAGAGGATAGAAGCAGAAATCTCTCCGACCTTAGTCGCTTGCTTAAACTTCTCGACCCAAGGAGGGAATGCTTCGGGGTCTAATGAGACAGTAGTCGCCTCACCCTCACTGCCCTTTAAGGATACTTCCTTCTCCTCATCGTTATACTCAATCTCAACGACACCTGTCATAACATTAGTCGCTGAGATTAAACGCTTACCCTCGATAGAAAAAGACCCTTTATCTTGCACCGTAGCACCGATGACTGGAATCTTTGAAAACTGACGAGGGGGAGAACAAGCCATGACGCTCACACCTGCTTCTTCGGCAGAGAAGATAAAGTGTGAGGTGATGTCTTGATTTGTACCCAAAGTGTTCTGAGCGATTGATAGGGTTTCTTTCAAGTCCTGTGCTGAGACTGTAATCTTCATAGAGAATCTACTCGACTTTCAATGCGGGTGATGACTTGCTCTGCGTCCAACAGAGCTTCGTTAAGTTTGGTAATCGCCTCTTGCCTTTCAGCTTTGAGGCGGTTGATTTCATCTTCAAGTGTGTCGGGGTTAATGCCCCTTTCAACCAATCTTTTGTCAAGCTCGGAGAGACTTGATCTGGCTGCTTCTAGCTTACCGAGCAGACGCTCTCGCCTTCGCTCAATGTCTAGTTTTTTATTTACGAGTTGTTCAAGATCCATTTGAACTCTCCTTTCGTAGTGTGGTTATCAACCATTATATGATTTACTTCATATTGAGGTTGATAATCCCCCCACCTTGTTCAGTCGGGTCTGGTGTCTTTGTTTTACCTAGACCACGCTTCGCCGCATTACGCTTCTTTTGAGCTTGTCGTTCTTCACAGATGTTCTCGAACTTACACCAAGTACAATGCTTCGGGATTGGGTTAGGCTCAAACACCCCCCTATGAATAGCACGATTAGTTTCAATCGCCTCTTTCCCTAGCCTACGAATATCGTCATCTGTGATCTTCACTTCAACAAACCCAGTCCATTCCTCATCTGGATTTGCAAAGTGCTTCTCTGGAGGGTTTGATCGAGGATACCTAAAGTAAAAGAACCCTAGCCTATCTGGTACTTTCCCATATTGTAATCTAAAACAAAGGGCATACCACCTAAGCTGATCTTCGTCCTCATACTTCATTGGAGTAGATGCGTTCTTACCATCAAGGATATGAACCTTGCCTTCCTTGTCTCGATATACAAGGTCGGCAATACCACATACATTAAAGTATTTGTTCATAGGTGGAGTCATACGCAACTCGGACTTCGCATACGGCCCAAGAAATCTATGCTCTTTTAAAATCTCAAGAAAGTTTTGAGCACCTTTATGACAGATGTCCATTGCTTCTTCTCTAGTCATATATGACCAGATCACATAGTGGCGTTGCTCTGCTTTGGCAAACGCTTGATCAACGATCTCCTTGATCTTTGTCTGTATCGTCTTAGGATCACGATACAGCTCATGATCGTATATTTCCTCAACCACTGTGGATAATACAGTACCCATTAACTGATGGTGTTCAGAGTCCTTTGACTCATCGGGCAATGGCTTTGGTTTTCCTTTACCAGCCCCTAAATCATGGTCGGGGTGTCCTTTATGCCATAGGTATTGTTGAGGGCAAGCCCTCATCATTTTCAAGTGAGACCAGTATATGTTTCTCATGGGATCGTCCAATACTTCGGTGTTAGGTTCACCCATATTGTACCTCCTATCTAGTTAAAGTTGACGACCCTCTTTCTTATATGTTTGTAATCCTTTTATGCCCCCCTAGATTATGTAGCAAACGCATTTAGGAGGTCTTATGTTAGACAGAGTAGTACAACGACACATGGTTAGGCTTGCTTGCCAAGTAGCTTATGAGCAATCCTCCAACTTGAAGAAAGCACACGCTTCAGATTTCTCTCTTGAAGCAATCCAAGTAATCGCCAAGCACTTAACCTCCAATAGCCGTCAAGACTTTACGCAGAGGAAGGCTTTCTTCTCCATAGTAAAAAAGGTCAAGCAACTCATCGACCTCTTTAAGAAAGCACCTCAAGCATGGGATAAGTTTAAAGCCATGCTAGGCATCACATCTAGTGGTGTGGCGATGATTAAAGAAATCGACACACAGCTCGGTAATCTTCTTGAAGAGGGGAAGAAGAAGCTCGCTCAAGTAGCTAAAAGAGTATGGAGTGAAATACCCATGCTTAAGTTGATTGGTGAGGTTCTTGAAGAAAAGAACAGGTGGGAAGTAGCATTAGAGAAAGCAAAAAAGTTTGTACCAGAAAAGGTCTTAAATGCGTTTAAAGTTATCGAATCGGGTGCTACATCAATAGGTGATTATTTAGATGACCTATTGAGCAAGTCTAAGACCCTTAAGGCATTATCAACACCTGTCAAAATCTATCTGTTTTTTCAGATATGGGATTGGTTTGCTGACTTTGACTTTAGGGTCGTGGTGGCAGGTATTCTCGGCACGATTGATTTCAAAGACTTGATCGCCCTTTTACCAGCAGAGGGCATCGAGATCATCCTTGAGCTTGTACTACCTCCACCTGCCAATGGAGCGTTAGCAAAGCTCATAATCTCAGCAGGTGTTACATCTACCTTTGCTGTGATTATGGTCATGGAGGTCAAATACTTGATGAAGGTCTACAAGGTAAACAACACCAAAGACCTTTTAGTAAAACTAGAAGCTAACGGTTAACCCTACTTAAAGAGATCGTCTAACTCGTCCATAGCCGCTTGAGCATCACCACCGAGCTTGCCCGACGGCTCTGTCTTGATCTCTGGTTCATCTTCCTTCTTCTTGGAAGTAAGATAACCACGCACTTGACCAAACATCACATCAAGCCAGTTAGTGGGGAGAAGGTTTCGGAAGCCTTCAAGACCTTGCCCCTTATGCTCTTGACCTGTAGTTGGGTCAGCCCAGGTGTACCAAGCACCACCCTTCTTCACGACACCGACAGAAATGGCAAGGTCAAGCACAGTACGCTCATTGTCTACACCAACCCCATTCATAAGGTAGAACTCGGATTCATGTTTATAAGCGTCTGACACCTTACACTTATCGAGGGTAGCACGAACGATGTTGCCCTTGACGGTATCAATCATCTTATTCTGTAGACCGTCCCACTCCTTACCTCGATCTTTACCAACCACACGAAGCATGATCTTGAGGCTTGAATAGTAAGTCCATGCTTGTCCACCTTGAGGCTTACGAGTCGGACCACCACCAAAGCCACCCATACCACCGATAGCTTCACGAAGCTGAGAAATCCCAATAACCGCTGTGTTTGAGTCAGCGATTACACGCTTAAAGAGAGGGAGGAACTGCGACCATTGGCGAGCGAGAAGTCCGACAGCAGATTGCTCCCCTGCTTCCTTTTGGAACATCTTTTCGGGAACACCAGCACCCACAGAGTCAACCACGATAAGGTCAACACCTGCCGATGCGAACTTGACCATGAGCTTGAACCCTTGCTCAAGGGTTTCGGGTTGTAGGAGCATGAACTTAGACTTATCTGTGACAGGTACACCGAGCATTTGAGCGTAGCGTGGTTCGACCTCATTCTCCCAGTCAATGTAAACACAAGTGCCTCCTTCCTCATTACAGATGGAAGCGGCCGTTTGGAGAGCGATTGTGGTCTTGCCTGCACCTGCAAGCCCATAGATGTTAGTGATGCGTCCACGAGGTATGCCTGGACATGGGCGAACACCTTGAGCGTTTTCTTTACCCCCGATGAGATAGTCGAGAGAAACAGAACCTGTACTGATATGAGGCATCGAGGTGGAGAGAGAATCGAGATCAAGCTCTACAAGAGCCGAGTCTTTCTGACCCTTTTCAGCTTCGTTGAGGACACCTGCGAGATCGACACCTTTTAAGGCCGACTTCACCTTTGAAGATTTTGACTTTGATGTTTTGGCTTTAGCCATGAACGCACTCCTTAAGAATGAGGTTAATAGGACGACTTCAAGACCCTTATATGATCTTCTCATTTATAGTCTATTTATAATTTTTTTTCTTATGTAAGAGGAGATGCAAACATGATTTACAACACTTTAGCACACATTGGAGATACTGTTCCGTGTCAAGTCGCTTGGCTAGGGGCAGACCTTAAACCTCTTGATGTCCAGAATGTTGAGGCGACTCTCTTTCACTATGTAGAGGATGTACGCACTGTATTAAGTGGACCAAACGCAATGGTAGCCACAGACCAAGCTCATCGCTTCGTGTATCGCTTTACGATTCCAGATAGCGTTTTAGGACAAACTATATTTGTTGAGTTTAAAGCAGAGTTAGTAGCAGACAACACGCTCATCTATGGCGAACAAACTATCTCAGTCTCTTCAAGAGACACTTTCATTGAGGTGGTGTAATCATGGCAGTTATTTTTGAACAGCGTACACAGCTCGGTCCGAATGACTTGAGGGTAGAAATATATGACAGTCAAGGGAATGGTTTTGACCCATACTTAATACGCTATGAGTTTTATGGGGAGGATCACACGAGAGGAGAGTGGAGGGTAGGTTTAGGGGGGAGGACACCTGTGAGAGAGGAAGCAGGTAAATACTATGTCGGTGAAGTGATGTCGGCTGGATTTATACCTGGATCATACTATGTTCGTTGGGTTATTCAGCGAACTGAAACCTCACCTCTTGAAGTGATCAAAAAACAAGAGTTTGCCTTGATTGGATACTAACTATGAAAATAATCTTACACTTTGCCATAGCATTAACTTTTTACTCTTGCGATCAATCCGAGATACCCGAAGAAGATAATCGCACCGAATGTGAAAAGGCGTTAGATCATATTCAAGAGTGTGTCGGGTACAGACCATACCTTAGAACCTGCTCGGTTGAAGATGCTGAAAAGATCCTCTCTACACCTTGTGAAAACATTAAGGAATTGTGGAGATGAGGTATGGCTATAAAATATGAAGTAGAAATGAAAGAGCGATACTTGGCTATCGTTCTCCTCGACATAATAGGTAGTACAGCATTTGTCCAGAGGAATGGTGCTGTGGTCGCCGCGAAATGGTTTCAAGTACATGATCGTCTTGCTCGATCACTTGTCTATAAACACAACGGTAGAGAGATTGATCGGTCTGATGGATTTCTACTATCCTTTGATCGCATCATTGATGCAGTAAACTTTGGTCTGGCTTACCAACGAACAGTACCTAAAAAAACGAACCTACAAACTCGCATAGGCATCCATTGGGGCAAAATCATCGAGGTTAAGCAAGATGATGTCTTTGTCGGTGCTGGTGCAAAGCGTGTAGAGCTTGAGGGTCTAGCCAAAAACATAGCCGCTCGCACAATGAGTCTCTGCCAAGCAGGACAGGTTTTACTTACCAAAGAAGCCATGTCAGCAACGAGAAATCGCACCTCACATAACCTCCCTAAAGATGCGAGGTATGTATGTGTCGGGATGTACAAGTTTAAGGGTGTGAGCAAGCCTCAAGAGATATACGCTGTGGGTGAAACGATCCAATCATTACAGCCACCTAAAGGGTCGGACAAAGTTAAACGACTCGGAGGTCCTAAATACATTCGTAAGAGAGCAAGGGATCGGAAGTTCTTCGACTGGATCTCTTATTTTTTTTGGAGGGTCGGGTTTATAGCAATGCTCTTTTGGCTATGGGTCATATTTCAACTTACATTAAGACCCATGACAAGAACCTGGATTGGACTCCCTTACCATATGCCTCGATATGATGCTTTCATTGAGTATGTGATTGACTCCTACTATGTGGTCACTCAACAAGAGGAGAAAAGAAAACCTAAACCTAAACCCCCAAGAAAACGAAGGCGATATTGATGAGTACAAATAAACAGTTCACCCAGTCCGAGAAAGCTAAGAGAGGATGGTATGCCTCTGTAGTATTTATGTTCCTTATCTGTGTCTTGATCTACTTTCTCTCCACACATGAGATTGTAGAGAAGAACAGAGACATCTTAATCGGCATCATAGGTATGCTCACAGGTAGCATCTCCTCTATGCTCGCCATAGCGTCCGGCAGAGATCCTTCCGAGGTAGAAGAACTCAAGGATAAGCTCGCTTCTGCTAATGGGGATCGAGAAGCACTTATAGCTCGCTTGAGAGATGCACAGATTCAGATGCAACTGCTTCGAGAACAAATCTTTGAACTCCAGTCGGCGGTCATTGAGAAGCTATCCATCTTCCAAGGACAGACTGTTATCAAGACCAAGACCGAAGATGAGGTCGAGCTTAAAGGTGTAGTTAGTCAGTGGATCAATCCCAAAAAGAAATCTGACGATGAACCAGATGAAAAGGTAGAGATCACTTTCGAGGAAGAAAATGAAGGTTAATAGTTTATTTATGTCCTACTCATAAGTGATCTTAACCGACAATGGAGAATGAACCATGAGAAGAACAGCATCAGAAATTATTAATGACCTTGAGCGTAGAGTTGCTCGTCTTGAAAGACAGGCAAGCCACTATAGTGGGAATGAGACGAGTCTATATCTTGAGATTAAAAAACTGCTGGGCAGAAAGTATAAAACCCTAAAAGATCTTAAGAGAGATAATGAGATTATCAACCTCCATGAGCTTCACTATGACCGCTTTACATCTAAAGGGATGGTTGAATGGGAAGACGAGGGGCTTATCAATGTTGATATGGTCAATAAAGAATCGTACTTAACTGATCGTGGGGTTGAAAGGTATGAAGCGATGTTAAAATATGATGAGGAGGGCTATTTTGACCGCGAACCCCATACAGTATTCACTCTTGGGTTTTAATCAATAAGTCCTTTATGATCTCCCTATAAGTAAAAGACTTATAAAGGGAGATTATTATGGCACAGCATGGCTGGTACGACAGTAGAAGTCCTTGGCCAGTACCACCAAGGAATACAAGTGCTGTCTCCCCTTTCGCTAAGGGTGAGATAGATGTACATTGGGATAATCCGTCAATCCTACATGGCAATGAGGGCTGGATTATTCGTGGTGTGAACATATATAGATCGGGCAACTCTGATCGTGGACCTTATCGCAGAGTAAACATCACCCCTGTTGGTGGCACAATCTATAGAGATAGGATCGACACATGGGCTGTCAACGATGAAGTCATCACAGCCGACAAGTGGATTTCTAAAGGGGATCAAGGCGAAGATCCTTATCGCTTCCAAGTGGAGTACCCCATAGCTAGACAGAATAGTATCAATGACCCTGCTGATTCACCAAGAGATGTCGTGGTAATGATTAATGGCGTGATTGTTCCCACAGCAAGAGTGCTTGGTGAGTTTGGTGAAGTCACTTTATTTTACACAGGTAGAGCCAAGCCAGATGCGATCACTTTAACCGAAGATCGTTTGCCGCCCCCTATAGATGATAACACAGTAGTGACTGTGAGCTACATTGCTTATGATCCAGAGAGTCGGTTGAGACTCGGTACAGATAAGAGAGATTTCTATCGTATAGCCACAGTAGCAGAAGATCCAAAGACAGGTGCTTTATTAGAGACACCTTTAGAGCATTGTAAGCCATTCTCTGACCGAGAGCTTGAGCGTGTGGATTATATGTGGCGAGAGGGTATTAGGCGTAATAACTGGATACTTGAACAAGGTGGGGAGCGAGTTAAGTTATTCACTCGTAGGATCGCAGGCATACCTTGCTACTGTACCTCATTCAATAAAGAGACTCTTAAATACGCAAAGCAACCCGACAGCCTATGTGAGATTTGTTTCGGCACAGGCATAAAAGGTGGGTATGACGGTCCTTATGACATCATCATTGGACCAAATGATGGAGAGCGTAGGGTTTCTCAAGAGGATAGGGGTAGACGCAAGGAACACTCATACGAGGTCTGGATTGGTCCGAGTCCGATTGTGAGTCAAAAAGACTTTATCGTTAAGCCTAACAACGACAGGTATTCATGTGGTGCTGTTAATATGCCATCGAACAGAGGTAATGTTCTCCAACAGCATTTCAACATAGCGTATCTTGATAGTGGAGACATACGATACAGATTTCCTATTGAGGGAGTGCCTGTATCATGGCCAGAGACTCGTTATGGGTATTGGCCTCAGAGAGATACTTACACAGCTCGTGGTGATGCGATTTATCCTGTCACACCCGACAGTGCTTACCCTATGGACTCCGACAAGGCTACTGTATCCAATGCGTTGGAGAAGCGTGGTCGTACAGCGACTTGGGAGAACCAAAACTACTGATAGTTTATTTATACCCTAACAATAAGTATCAATAAGTGATCTCACAAAGGACTTTCCAATGGATACCAAAGACAGAAACAAACGACACTACAAAAAAGAAATCCTAAAGAAGTGGTTTCCAAGAATAGGACATATCAACGATAAATCTCTTGATGAGATTTCAGATCGTCTTGAGATAGCCCCCGAAGATGTATGTGACGAAAATGCCATTCTCTACAAGTTCACAGGCAAGTTATATATATGGGTTGATGGTCCAAGTATGAACTCAAGAAAAAACCCTTATATGTTTGTAAGGTTAGAGGAAAATAGTTATCTTGGCGAAGATGGAGATGCGGAAGATGTCATCATAACTAGTCGGAATAAAGCACTCAGAGAGTATCAGCCTGCTTTAATAGCAAAGAAAAAAAAGCAGGAAGATGCAACTAGATTGGTTAGTGGAGATAAGAACTTAAGTGGGTTAGATGTTATGGGTCAAGAGTTTCCCTCTGGGCTTGACTTGAGTGGCGTAAATCTTACGAGGGCTAACCTGGCAAGTGTGGAACTAAAAGTTGCAGACTTTACAGGAGCTAATCTTACGAGAGCTTCACTAGCTAGGGCAGTTCTTACAGACTCGACCTTTAAGGGTGCAGACCTTAATGGAACTTTTCTCAGTGGTTCTGATCTTAGAGGGGCAGACCTTAGTGGTCTAACCCTTATTGACACCATGCTTTGGAAGGCAGACCTTAGAGGAGCAGACCTTAGAGGTACAGACCTTAGTAATGCTAGACTAATAGAAGCAAAATTAGATGGGGCTAAAATGGAAGGTGCTATTTTGGGTCGGAAAAAAGCTAAAATCATATCAAGAGATAATAAAGTTGATCTTTCAAAAGCTATCCTTGTAGACGACATTTAACCTGACAAGGCTACGGTATCTAATGCGTTAGAGAAGCGTGGTCGTACAGCTACTTGGGAGAACCAAAACTACTGATAGTTTATTTATGACCCCCCTATGAGTGATCTCTTTAACCACAAACCGACAATGGAGACTACTTATGAGAAGAACAGCATCAGAAGTAATCAGAAATCTTGAGATGAGGATTGCTCGTCTTGAAAAGAAGTCTTATGGTATGCACAGTAAGCAAGATTTTTTAATGGCTATCATTAGGACTTTCAACAGAAGTTCATTTGTCTCCAAGCCTATCACTCTTGATCTCAAATGGAGACAAAGAGGAGACTTAGAGAAAGCTATGAAGGGTCGTGGCTCTCAAGTTGCTTTTGGTAAGACATCTAAGGGTGGAAACATTTATGTGTCTGCTTCGGAGAAAAAGATTACTTTTGACATTGAAGGAAACGGTTTTGTTTATGACGGAGAAGGAGCGGTGTTCACTGTTTCCTTTAAATATGGTCAGTTCTTGAATGAAGACAGTCTTTATCATGCGTTCATTCGTTCAGTTGAGAATGAGGGTTTCGAGGCTAGGACTGCAAGTGCAAGAGATCGCCTTCTTAAGAGGTTTGATCGTAAACCCAAAGCACTAGACATTGATCTTCAAAGTGATCTTGAGATGGTTGCCGAGAAGTATAACTTGGTCGCAGTTTGCACTACCGAAAACCCTTCCTCAGACCGCTCAATCTCAAAAGAGCTAAAGGTTTCCGGTGATCGTCTTGACGCAGGCTTCCCTACAAGTAAAGAAGCAAAGACATTTCTCCACCCATTATCCGTAGAGGGTGTGGCATTGAGTCAAATTAATGGGGAAACTCACCATCACAGGAATAACTTCTCATATGGGATTTTCCACAGCATTGGTGGAAGCCCCCAGGCTATATGGGTAGGGTTAGTACCTAAGAAATACAGCCGACCTCCACAACAGCAGAGCTTGATTAATGCGGGGTTCTCTAATGACAACCCTAAAGTTGAGTCAGAGGTTAGGAGGATGATTGGTGAGTTTGCAGGGACTTTGGTTCTCGAAGTTAATCGTTTGAGGAAGTGAGGTAGGACTGCGACTTGGGAGAACCAAAACTACTGATCATCTAAACTGTAGATTAACCTTCCTAGAGACTTCACCCCACAGCAGGTGGCATCCTAGAAACTTTGCCTTTAACACTTCTTTAGTGATGTATGGGGCGATAGACTTGTTCTCGTTCAACAGATGACTGATATAGGTTTGAAACTCGGTTTCATAAACCTCTTGGATCGTTTGCTGGATAAAGTTATGGGAAGCCTTCTTGTTCTTTTGAGCAAAGTGGACTAACACGCACTTTATATCGTCATGGTTTGGGTTTGCGTTCACAACAATGCGATCCGAGTCCTCGACAGCAAAGAAAGGAAAACTTTTTTCTTCTTTTCGGGGATTTGAGAAGCCAACATCATCGCTATTTTCAAGCCACTTAACAATGATGTCTTTCTGCTTCTTAACCTTTCTTTTCTTGCCTTTCACCCGACCGTTTGGGTTAGGGGAGCTACCTGTCAACTTACTATCGGTATCGTTGCTGTCTTTCTCACTACCCTTCCGACTCTCATCATTATTACCTCTTGGGTTAGTGCCTACACCAGTAGACCCTACACCTGTGGGGTCAAAAGAGGTGTTTCCTTTGTCCGATTGAACGAGAGCAGAGTCAAGGTTCTTTCGTGGCTTGAAGATACTGTTATATCGGTCAAGGATGCTTGTTATATCTACTTGCTTACTCTTGTAGCTTTGGAAGGCTTCGTCAATCATATTTCTCAAGTATTGAGGCATATGATCAATAAAGTGTTCTCTCACTTTAGTGAGGTCTAGCCTTCGTGCATCATGGTTTTCAAGGTCTGACCAAACTAATGTGTCTCTACCTTCGTTCGGGTAGACTCCTCTGACACCATCGAATTTTGGTGGGTGGACGATCAGTTTCACCATTGGGATCACCGAGTCGGCACTAATCCCCCAACTTCGTGCGACATTGACCCCACGCTCAATGTCATAAAGCTCCGATGTCCTTTCACTGTCATATTGTAGAGCAACAAAACCCTTCTCAATCTGTGTACAGGCAAAGATGTCGAGGAGGGGCGAGCCTCGACCCCATTTCTTTTCATTATACTTATTCTTCCAATCGCTATGTTTTTCAGTGATGATTACTTCAACTTTAAATCCATTAGGGCAATCTACAACCTCTTTATGCTTGAGAAATCCATCTGTCTCAAAGCTCTTTAAAAGCCCTACGACTTCATATGATTCATTCCAACCAACCACAGAGGAAACTTTGATCGACACACCGTCTGGAACATAAGCATATCTTTGGTTTAGGTAGTGAGATAGCTCTCTGCGTGAATAGAGCTTCCCTTCACTATTTTTCCAAGTGTTATCCTCAAGATGATTTCCCATAAGGACAACCACAGTGCCATGACCACAGGCTGGCTTATGGCTGTTCCAGTTTACACCGTCCCAAATAAAGTCTCCATAGTCCTCATGGTGTAATGGAATTACATTTGTTGCTTTACCATTGATATACGAAACGATGTCGGAGGTTTCTTCTTCAATCACTTCGCCTTCATCATTCTCAATCTCATAAGTCATAGGAAATGACTTCATACCAAACTGCTCATTTTCAAGACACAGCCACACCAAATGACCACAGGGGTTATCTTTCGTCCATGACATAAAGATAACCCCATAAGGGTTATGGTATGCAGTTGTAGCTTTAGCTCCAATCCCATAGTTTTCATGGTGATCCGAGTTAGAGGATTTAGAGCTTGAGTTCATTGAGCCAAGATACTTGAACATATCTTTAGCAGTCATGCCATCGCCATTGTCTCGGACACATATCTTATGAATACCGTTTTTATGTAATGTCGGCTCTGGAATAATCTCGATGTCAGTAGCATTTGCTTCGATTGAGTTTTGAACCAACTCACGAAAGTGTTGTGAGGTGTGGACATCTCTCCCAAATCTTTTAAGGTAATGTGTAGGATTTCGATCAGTTAAAGGTGAATGTGGCATAAGTAAATCTCCTATGTAAAAAATGCCAATACATAGCCTTATATGAAAAGCACTAAATACTTTTCATATGAGATTATACTCACACCCATATCTTTGTAGATCATTTACACAGTAGATCATTTACAGTATGTATCATGTGGTTGTCTTATCACTTCTTCCCAAAGCGACTGTTGATTGAGTCTCTTAGGTTATAGCGTGGAGACTTAGGTGCAATCCTTTTAGCATCTGACCCTCCTCGCCCTGTATATCGACCACCTGTGGCAAAGGTCTTACCTCCTGCCATTGGGTGTCGGTATTGTTTACTGCCTTTGGAACTAGCAAAGTATCGACCTTTGCCGATGTTATTAGAGGCAAGCCATGTCATGCGTACAAGTGCGTCTGACATATCGTCATGCTTACCTTTAGTCTGTGGAGCTTCGACTGTGATGAGGTGTTTACCATGCACCGTTTGCTGTAGCTCTAGGAGTTCTTGGATGTAAGGTTCATGCCCTTCTGTCTCATAGTTGGGGCGATTATATAGTTTGAGCTTTTGATCCCACATCATGTCCTTAAAGTTTTGGTACATCTGTGAGGATAGCTGTTTAGTCATATTGTGAGAGGTAAGATTTTTTAGACCTCGCTTCTCAAGTGCTTGTTGAAAGGGTATGCCAGCCCATTGGTCAAACATACCCTCTGTGATGTAGAACTTCTTTGTGTATTCTAGTACCCAATCAGCGACATCATCGAACTCTAATCGCTCTTTGTCTTGGTAGATCCCTTCACCAGCTTTGATTTGAGCCACGAGGTCTACCACGATTTCTTCACCTTCGAGGTGTCCAATAGCGATAGCTGTACCGTCACCTACAAGACCCAAGTCGATTCCCATAAAGTGTGGCTTACGAGCAGGTGCTGATCTCTGAGGTTTTAATTGAGGGTCTACACAAGATAAGAGGTCTTGTTCATCTGTGATCCACCCTCTTGTTCTGTCTGTAAACTCGCCACCATACTCTGTAAAGAACACAGCGGCGTTCTTGAGATAATGCTTCTCGAACTCTTGAGCAGGGACAGTTGGGTTTACTTCCCAAGTAGGTGCTTGAACAGCGAGAATGTTATCGGCAGCCGCTCCACCACCCATACCGATTTGGAACAGGTTATAGAACAAGCCCTGTTTACCCAAAGGAGAAGAAATCAAGATAACCCGACCCTCCACCTCCCCAATAGGAACTGTAGGGTTGTTAGGATCTTTAGCCGAGTACGCAGAGGTCGAAGGCACAACAGCGTTATAGACTTCTTCTGCACCCGATTGACCTGTCTCTGTAAAGTGAGCAACCTCGTCAAGAATAACGCAGATATTACCAGCACCACGAAGACCTTTAGCTACACAAGACCTAAATGTAACTTTAAGAGTAGCTTTAGCAGAGGGATCTTCAATGTATCGTCCGTACTTCTCAACATCAGCAGGTGTTTGAAAGCGAGCGTAAGATAGGGTGTTATTCGCTGTGTATGGTCCAAAGAAGGCACAGTTGCTTGTAGCGATGTTCCCCTCTAACACAAAGGAATGTGATCCAGGTACTGTGGCACAATATACTTTCTCAAAGCGAGAGGTGGGTTGAACATCAATAACCGTCCAAGAGCTTGTGTCTCGCTTAACTTGAGCGTGTTTGAGGAAAGACTCTTTGTGCTTAGGGATGATGAAGAATGACTCATCGAGCGTATGCTTCATCAAGCACATCTTATACATGGTGTGCGGCTTACCTGTTAGGTTTGAGACTCTATGATCCTCTCGGATGCTATAACAACCAATCCCTAAGAGATAAC